CAAAATCACACTGTACCAAGAAGTCACCCATAAACCCATTACGGTTCTTTCTAAAGGCACATTCAATAATGTCACTATTGGCCCCACGACCCAACGCCAATACCCAGTCAGCATCATATGCAATCTGTCTAGACCATGCTGTTTGTCCTAATGTCGGAACAGTAGATAGGTCACTCACATCGTCTGGGGTAGCAGATGAAATGGCAATAATAGGAACTTCTTCACTGATCGCCATAAGTTTGAGTTCTCGTGAAAGGTTCTTCATTCGTACCGTCTCATTTTCAGACTTTTGATTTGGAGACATTAGTTGTAAATAGTCAACAATGACAAAGTCTGGTTTATATTGATCAATCTTTCCACGAAGAACTGATGGATTGATTTCACCACCCTGATCATTTGAGATGATGTGAAACTCTGGCTTGCCCTGTAGATTTTTTGCATGCCATTCTTTTAGCATGTCTAACTCTATTTCTCCATTACTTAATTTTCTATGAGACCATCTACCCTCACCCATAATTGCAAAGACACGATTGCGAACCTCTGTCTCACTCATTTCAAGACTGATGACCAATGGGCTACGACCCTGTTTCCAGGCCTGTACAGCGAAATAGAGAGCCAACCAGGACTTTCCGATACCTGGATATGCCAAGAAGACTCCTAGTTGCCCTGGCATGATTCCAGAAGGCAGGTAGTTATCAAATCCTGGTAGCCCAGTCTTAATTCCTATATGGCCTAACTCTTGTTGCTTTTTTACATTTTCAAAATATGCAACTGCAGAATCTAGGTCAGTAACATCAATGTCTCTTATAGCAGCAGTATTCTTTTTTAATTCAGATGTTTGAGTAATAAGACTTTCTAAAGCCTTGCCACCCTCACCTTGCTGAACCTGTGTTGCAGCAGATCTTAGAATATCTTTTAGACTATCGCTTAGATATTCTCCTTGCAATTCTTCTAGGTGGTGCTTAGTTGCACCTACGCCTGGGATTGGATCAAAGTCTCTAAATTTTTCTCTAACTAGGTCTGCTGGCGGTAGTGAGGAATTATTCTCAAAATAAAGCCTTATAAAATTCCAAATATCTCCATGGGTTCTCAAAAGGTTTTCAACATTAGCCTGTAGCAATACATGAATTTGTTTATCCTGTAATACAGCGGTAATTAGTTTTGACTCTGTATTATTCACTTAGCCACTCCTTTGCTTTCTGTCTACGCTCTGCTCTATCTTTAATATCTTTTTGTATTTCATTTTTTCTATCTAACAAATCTTGAGCCTTGTAAGCAAAAACATTCCACGATGGGCTTGCAGATACCTGAAAATAAAAATCTAACAAATCGTAGCATGCCGAAATTCCATATGACTCAATAAGACCATCGGCAGCCCACTGCTCAACATTTAAGTTTAAGTTGGCCTTTTGCTCGTATCTCTGCAAATGAAGTTTGTTGTAGCGACTGAGCAAAGCCATTCGGTCTTTGCGGTCTGCCATTACTTTGCTTCAGCCTCGGTCTGTGCTTCCAAAATCTTTGCTGTTAGTTTGTCTTCAACAAACTTGTATACACGCTCAAAAGCCTGATCTACATTTTCTCCATCACGCCTTGCATCTGTTACGCCAAGATCTAGTCTAAGCGATTGAAAGTTTCCTAAATTTAAAGTATATCCAAGTGTTACAGATACCTTTGTTGCTTCGTTTTCCATTTCATACCCTTCGCTAAATAGATTCATTCCAAATTGGAACAAACCGCCCATCTTCAGTTCTCGTATATGTAAGTATACCATCTCCCATTCGTCTAGTCAACTCAGCCTTGCTGGGAGTAATATCGTTTGTAATTAACTTATCTTTTCTTGGCCTACCAATATGGTATGTAGCCAGTATATCACGAATCTCTCTAACTTGCGACTCAGAGTAATATGATCTAACTCTGAATCCTCTTGCACCACCCTTTTGAGATCCTTTAGGAAATGGAATAATTCCTCTTCTCATTAGTGATGGCATATATTTTTTATGACGATTAACTAAACTAGCAGTCTCCCCAACGGTGTATGCTCGTTCTCTATTTTTTTTAAAATCATTAATTAAACAACTTTCAATTCTGTCTTTATTAATATTATAAACAGACATTATTCCATTAGATTTATTAAGGTGATGTATTCTAACAAGATCACCATTTAAGAACCAGACCTTTTTATTCCCTGGAATTACAGGGAGGACATTGTAGCCTTCGCTCTCAATACTTCCCTTTTTAACAGCCACATGCCCTCCTTTGAGTTGCTGGGCGGATGAAAGAAGGTCCTTGATCCGCAAGACATACAATATAATTCAAGATTATTTATTTGTGAATAAGATCTATCAACAAACATTCTACCCTTACATTTTTTACAATAAATCATTAGTTAGGTATTCCAACTATCAATAGGTTAACTCCGACAGTGGTATCTCCACCAACATTGAACTTAACGGTTCCTTCAATTTTTGAAGTTGATACGCTAAGTAGTGTAACAGTAACATCCTTTCCAGCATCTGTATTTCCAATATTTATTGGCGTTGCAGTAACAACTGGAGGAAATTTAAATTCACTTGGAAGGCTGTAAGAAAATGACTGAGATGACCCAGCGGTTTGAGATGATCCAGATGTTACCTGAACATATCCTCCAATAATTCTTGCCTCTGATGTCTTTACGCTTTGCTTTCCTGCGTTAGGAGTATCAACTGTAACATATTTATAAATAGATGTAGATGCCTGTGTTGACAGGTCGTTCAAAGCCTTAACTATCTGATAAAGATAAGTTACATCTAGTGGCTGTCCTCTTTCGGGTAATGGTAAAATTGCCATAATATAATTATACCAGACTCACTATTCCAGAATCATATATCTTTAAATTATTATTTAGTGTGGGATTTATAGAAGATGCTTGAACAATAACCTGAACAGAAGATGTACCAGTTTTTAAAAATGAATAGTTTGATGATCCTGTAGATGCCCTATATGTTGGGGTAGCAGAATCAAATCCAATAAATACATCATAAAGTATCTGCGTCATTATTTCTCCAGCAGCCCAGTTAACTATAATAGTATTTCCAACGAGGTTTATATCTCCAACTCCCAAGTAGACCTCTCCAGACTCAGCAACATATATTTGAGAGTAAGCCGATTTTCTATTTTTATCTTCAGATACCAGGCGAAATCTTACAACAACAGAGTTTTTGCTTGTGACCTTTCCCAAGGCATCTTTTTTAATAATAACATTTTTTATTCCTTTATCTGGTGTATTTGCCATGGCTAAACATCCAAAACAAATCTAAACTCTATATAGTTAGTTGTATTTGCAGACTTAATGATTGGTCTAGCCTGTACATTTTTAATTACAGAATAACCAGTTAGCCCATACAACGAGTTTGTAGATGTTGTATTTTCAATTCTTAAAGCATCCAAACAAATGTAAAAAGATTCTGAAGGTAATCCGTCTTTAGTTATTGATGTATATATCTTAGCAGTTGAAGCATCCGCCCAACTAAAACTAGCACTCTTCTTTAAATCTTGAAATGAACTAGTAGAAACAATATATCTATTCGTTGCAAAATTATTTTCTTTTGGGGCGGTGCCAGCGGAGTAAGAGGTGTCATCAATGTTTACCTGAAACCTTGCATATTCTTGACTTGAGTTTGGGCCAGTATGAGAAAACTCTAAAAGTATTTTTACATTATCTGGTATGGTTACTGAATTGGCAACTTTGCTAACAACAGAAAATGCAAGCCTTAATTCATCAGTAGGACTGTTTTTTGTAAAGTCAACAGATGTTTCGTCAAGCCTAATATAGTTTGACCCACTTCCTGCCTGCATAACTCCAGAACCGTCGATTGTTATTGTGGATGTGTCTCCACGCATTGCAATTATGTTATTTAAAAATCTACATCTTTCATTTCTTGCTACTCTATCATTTTGTGTAAAAATTCTATTGTCTGCATTTGTTGAAAAAACTTTATCATTCTGATTTATTGTTCCATTCTGAGACTCTCCATCTAGTGGCTCATACTTTACTGGAATGTCGACAGCAGATAATCCTGCTGGATTATATTTCCAGTTATCAGTATCTGCAAAAGAATAAATTACTCGACTATCAAATGAGCCAGCAACAGGATTTGACCCTGCAGAAAATATGCCAACCTCTGTAATCTCATATCTTTCTTCTGTTGGAAGTTCTGCTGTTAATACAACTTTAGAAAGACCATTTTCATTTACGAAGCCCCTAGAAATAATAGGAGATCTAAACATTTCAAATGCTAAAGACTGCTTATCTTTTAATTCATTTAACTCTTGGGTAGTAAATGTATAGTCAGATACTACTGGATTTACCCCGCACCCAACAGCAATATGAGATGCGTATGATGGTGTTTGCCCCACAAGGTACTTTGCTAAAAGATTTTTTCCTGTATTAGTTATCATTGGCTGCTCCCATAGTATATTGTATCATCAAAAATATTTCCAGCGGTCAATATTTCTACCTCAACCTGCTCATTTTCTTTAACATTAACAACATTAATAACTAGGTCTCCAGTTATGGGGTCTATATAAACAGACTTACAGTTAGGCACTTTAGTTCGTTTTGTAAGGTCTGGGTCAGTGCCAACTAGATCATAGCCTGTTCCACACACTGGAATATGATCAAGAATAGACAAAGATAAGGATTTAAAGTATGAATCGGCAGACTGAAGTCTTAAAACATTGTTTGGATTATACTGAAGATAAAGGTCTGTAAGGTTTTTAATTGGAGCATATATAACTTTTTGACCATTAACTAAATCGTGCCTTGAAATTGTTGCAAGTTCGTATCCGCCTATATCCTCAAAAATTAAATCTGTCATTATTTCTATTGACATCATTTCATCATTTGCAAGAATTAAGTCTGGTGTTGCAATTTTTACTGAGTCATCTTCTTTTGACTGAGATGGTTCTGGAATTGCTGCTACTGCAGAAAGATAAATTGGATCTACTGATTTTATTGGACTTGACATTATATAACCTCACTTAAAAATAAAGTCATAGACGGACCATCGGAACTTCTGGAAAATTCAATGTTGTATACAACAAACCTATTGTTTGGATCAGATGCCATGCTTATATTATTTTCTTTATAATCTAAACTAACAATATCTCCTAATTGAATTGTTGGTATTGAAAAGATTTGAACACCTAGCGATCTTCTTGGTTTGGTAATTTTTTCAACAAGCCACTTCATTAAACTATTGGCTTCATCTTGTGACTGTATATAAGTTGTGTCTATTGCAAAATCTTTTTTGCCATATGTCATTCTACTAAGTTTAATGTCTTGATAATCCTGCTTAATTTTATAAGGATTTGATATTAGTTGATCAGCAACAAATTGTGGATTTGATGCAAGACTGTTCTTATTAAAATACTCATCAACCGTAAGATTATTATCAGATTGCTGTGTAAATGTAATTCCTTGAACTCTCAAATAGTTTCCGCTAGTTTCATCTAAAGATAGTGGAGCATCTGTTGTATTAAATATTAAAAACTCTGC